GGTAACGAAGAGATTGCTAAAAACGCAGTTAGTTCTGTACTTGACCAACTAGAAAGTAACGAATTACTTATAGAAGAGATATGTGGACCTGGACCAAAATTTAAACCTAGTAGTAGAACAGGTAAGTCTTGGTCACAAAGTGGTTTTACTGTAGGTACTAGAACAGTTACTGGAATTAAGAGTCCGACAATGGTTGGTCTTGGTAGAGGTGGTAAAATTCTATCTCGTGACTGTGACATAATTATTGCTGATGACATTGAGGACCACACATCTACAATGCAACCTGCATCAAGAGAAAACACAAGAAGTTGGTGGACAACAACATTGTCAAGTCGTAAAGAGGAACATACCGCTATGGTAGTTATTGGTTCACGACAACACTATGACGACTTGTACTCACATCTTTTAGAAAACGAATCTTGGAAAACTATTGTTGAGGAAGCACACGATACAGGATGTACCTTACCTGACTGGGAAGAAGATACACATCAAGACTGTATGTTGTGGTCAAGTAAGAGAACTTACAAATGGTTAATGGACCGAAAGCGTGGTGCAGAAACAACAGGTGGTCGTGCAATATACGAGATGGTATATCTTAATGTTGCTATGCCTGATGGACTCTCTTTGTTTGACAGAGTAGAGATAGAAGAATGTCGTGACCAAAAAAGAGATATTGGACACATACCACAAGGTACAAGACTTATAGCAGGACTTGACCCTGCATCTACAGGTTATCAAGCTGCATTTCTATGGGCTTATGATGCTGCAGAAAATAAATTACACATGGTAGATATGAACAACAGTTTAGGTGGCGGTATCCCACAAGCATTAGATATTATAAAAGAATGGTGGATGAAGTACAGCGTATCTCACTGGGTCATAGAAGAAAATGGTTTCCAAAAAGCTATACGACAAGATAAATCTATTAGAGAGTTTGCGTCTGGTCATGCAATATTTTTAGAAGGACACGAAACTTATAAGAACAAATTTGACCCTATGTATGGTGTTACAGCTATGCGTCCAATGTTCCAAGAACAAAAAATTTCTTTGCCATATCTTAGCTTTGAAGCGCAAGAGAAGGTAAACTTATATACAAGTCAGTTAGTATATTTTAGTTCTGCAAGGAACAAAAGTAAAAGCGTAGGTACTAAGACAGATATTGTTATGGCTAGTTGGTTTCCAATGAGAGCAATTAGGCGTATGCAAAAAGAAAGATTTGCAGAGTTAGGATATGATTATAATCCTAGTTTTTCTGGGTATGAACCTAGTAGTATAGATATAGATAATTGGAGATAAATGCCTTTAAATAGCGAACAATTAGCACAAAAAGTAGATTACTTACGAGCTATAAATCAAGAGGGAATGTTAGACAGGTCCAGGATTCGTGACATTATGAATGGTGGCGAAGCTGCGGTAAAAGCCTTACTTGGTGACAAGATGAATGTTGAATACAACCAATTACCTGCACCTAACTTATTTTTAACTGCATTAGAAAGATTTGCACAAAAACTAGGTAGAGCGCCAGATTTAAAAGTAGACATTACTAATGACAATGATTCACAGAGAGCTAAAAAGAAATCTGAAAAGATAGAACGCATTGTTACTTCATACGATAAATTTAATAAATTACATAAACAATTACCACAAGCATCCAGATGGTTACCAGGTTATGGTTTTGTTGTATGGACTATAACGCACAAAAGAGATAGAAATGGTAACCCATATCCATACGCAGAATTACAAGATTCTTTTAATTGTTATCCAGGTAACTTTGGTAATGACCAAGAACCAACAGAGTTAGCAATTATTAGACGAGTGCCTCATGTTGTACTTGCAGAACAATATCCTGAAGCTAAACCTTATATCTACGAGCAAAATAAAGAAGAACAAGAAAGTGCATACTCTATACTTGTAGAAACTACAGAACGCCAAAGCAGTTGGGCTAACTCAACAGGACAAGGCAAAGTAGTAGTAGAGTTTAGAAATGAAGAGGGTACTTATGTATTCCTACCAGAAAATAACAAAATCATAGACTTTATGCCTAACATGTTAAAGTCAGGACCTTGTTTTGTGGTAGCAAAACGATACTCGTTTGACCAAATGCAAAGTCAATTTCAACACATTACAGGACTTATGGCGAACATGGCAAAGATTAACATACTCGGAACTATTGCTATGGAAGATGCAGTATTTACAGAAACAAACATTGTTGGAGAAATAGAATCAGGTAAATACAGAAAAGGTAGAGGAGCTGTAAACTATTTTGCTCCAGGTTCTTCTGTATCAAAACCAGTAAACAACTTACCATACCAATTATTTCAACAAGTAGATAGATTAGAAAGACACCTTAGACTTGGTGCAGCTTATCCAGTATCTGATGATGGACAATCACCTAACTCATTCGTCACAGGTAGAGGATTAGAAGAACTAGGTCAGTCTGCATCTTTGCATGTCAGAGAATACCAGACTGTACTAAAAGAGGCTATTGAGCAACTTGACTCAAAGCGTTTGGAATATGATGAAGCATTGTTTAGTGCGAAGCGTAAACCAATAGCAGGTATGCACAATGGCACAGCTTTTAAAGAAACATACATACCTAATACTGATATATCGGAAATGTATGAAACAAGAAGAGTGTATGGTGTCATGGCAGGATTTGATGAACCACAAAAGATTATTACAGGACTGCAATTAAAACAACAAGGCATTATTGATACACAGACATTACAAGAAAACATGGATGGATTAGATAACATAACAAAGATACAACAAAGAATACATGCTGAAAAAGCAGAAACTGTTTTGTTTGAATCTCTTATGGCACAAGCTGCACAAGGTGACAATAAAGCTACAATGGCAGCAATAGAAATAAAAAAGAATCCATCACAAATGGATGATATACTAGATAAGTATTATACAGCACAAGGTGAAGAACCAAGTCCAGAAGAACTTGCGTTATTACAACAAGGAGTTCCACAACCACAAGGTATGGGTCTAGGTCAGTCACCAGTTGGTATAGAACAAGTATTAGGAGCTTTGGGACAACAACCACAACCAGAAGGAGCATAATGGAAGAAAATATCATTAATCAGAAATTTTATGACATTATCAATGGTGAAGATTGGGATGAAGTAGAGCTAGAAGATACAATCATTACTACTGATTTAATTTCAGAACAAGATGTACCTATAACTCATTTCATAGTACCTACACCAATACCAGGTGTTTATATAAATATTAAACTAGGATTTAATGTAGATGGAGGAGATGATTTTGCCTAGAGGTAGAAAACCAAGTGCATTGACACAAGAAACTGACATGACAGGCGGTGGAGCTTATGCAGATATTGTTGCACCTACAAGAATGGAAGGCGACCCAACAGGACAAACTGCTGCTATACAAGCGCAAATAGATTCTGCACCTCCAGTTGAACAAGAAGCTGCATTAACAAGTGGACCACCTAATGTAGGTAGAGTTCCACAACCTATGAATCTTTCTGCTCCTACAAGTAAACAATTTGAACCAAACACAGCAGGTATACCTGTAGGTCCTGGTAGTAATGGACCAAGAGTTATACCTACAAACACATTACAAAACTTTTTAATAACAGCAAAAAACCTAACTAACGACCCAATATTTGACGAACTATTAGCCGAAGATATTGTGCCACAACCACAATTAGGGAAAGACCCAGAAGATTATTTTGGTATTTAATGGCAGACTACAGACAAATATTATTTGGTCCACCAGAGTTAGAGTCATATCTAGCTGATAATACAAAAGCAAATTTAAACGAATTAGACTTTTTTAAAAATACAGTCACACCTGAAATAGCACAAAACGCTGCAAACATATCACGAGCTTATCCAAACATGGATGCAAAACTTGTTATGTATGGAGCTATGCTCGGTGTAGAACATGATTCAGATTTAGCTTTACAGTTAGCTGAAAGACAAAACAATGTTGTTATTAAACAAAATCAACAAGCAATTAATTCAGTATCTAAAAGAAAAAGAGCATCACAATTAGGTTTATTAATGTTAGACCTTGGATTTCAACCAATATCAAGAAACTTTAAATCTTCTGTAGTTGCTGCAGATGAAACAGGAACTAACAAATTCCAAGCAGTTGCTGCTAACACATTTATCGGTGGGTTAACAGGTGCTGCTAGTTTTATTCCTGGAGTAGATGGAGATAAAGCAGCAGATAGAGTACGAAGAGCTTTAGTAGGAGATAAGTTTGCTGATGTGTATAAAGAAAGCAAAGATGCTTATGGACCTACAGAGTTTAACTTAGCCTATGATGAAATAAAAGCAGGTAGACCTCTTAACTTAGGACAGGGATATTTCCCTTCTTCAACACCAATAGAAGAAACACAGGGATACAAAGATTTAAAAAGGTCAGGTCTTGCAGACAGAGATGCTTACGCAGAAGCTGAAGAAGTTTATGGTGTACCTATAACAGAACGCTTTGAGCAAAAAGAAAATCAATTTAAAACAGAAACAAGAAAAGCAGGAAAAGTAAACATATCACCAGGTAGAGTAGTTGCAGGTCAATTCTTTACTAAAGATGATTTAGGTTACGCTATTGGTTCTGCTGCTTTAGATGGTGCGTTTAGAGTATTTGGTGACCCAACAAATGCTGCTCTAGGTTATTTATCTGGTGCAAAATTAGGACTCAGAAGTCTAGTTGATGATGGTATGCAACAAGCATTTAAGACTGCAAAAGTTGGAGATGATATAAAAAACATTCCCTTAATAAATCAATTTGTTAAAACAATTAAGGGTGGAACTATGCAACTATCAGATGGTACATCAAAAGTAATATCACCTAAAGAAGCTAGAAAATTAATGTTTGGTCGTACTGCAACACAAGTACTAAATACTAAAAGAGGCGATAAATTATTAGATGCTTTTGTTGCTAATGCAGACTTAGCTACATTAATGGATATGCCTGGTTTAAATAAAGCACCTGTAGAACTACTTAGGTTGTTAACTGTTATTGATGACAAAAACTTTATGAAAACAGTTTTAAATTCCATAATGCAAAATGGAAACTTAGCAGGTGTTGATGACGCTATGAGATTGCGTTATGGACTTAATGATGATGTTGTAAGAGCTATATCAGAAGGTAATCAGTTAAAGTTACCAATACAACCAAATCTATTAGGAGAAGGTTCTAATCTTATAGCTAAAAAACTATTAGGTAAAGATACTGATGTCGGTGGCGCTAGAAAACTTATGGAACAAGCTAACAAAGTAAAAGCTGTTTTTAATCCAACAGCAGCTGACAATTTGTTTACAGGAATAATTGGAGTAGGTGGAGATTTACGCTCATCTATTCCGAGAAGAATGAGTAGATTTTTTGATTTAGCACCAGGTAAACAATTATCAGGTAAAAACATTGGTGAAAGTGCTAGAAACTTAGATGGCATTATGAAGTCTGCAAGGTTCAATAATGATTCTAGAAATAAATATATGGAACAAATTTTAGATACTGATAATCCACAAGACATGTTAGCAACAGTTAAAGAAGTTTATACAGAAGTTGGAGAAAAGATTGTAGAGCGTAATCCAGACTTAGTAGATTTTAAAGATGAGATAAAAGAATCTATGGAATTTTTAGCTAATGAATCTGATTTAAAAAGATACATGACTACAGAAGAAAGCGGAAAACAATTAGCTTACCCAGGAGTAAAGTTTAAAGTAAGAACAAAAACTAAAACAAAAACTGGTAAAGATGAAACAGTATTTGAAGCTGTACCAACTGCACAAATGGTTTCAGAGTATGTTGATAACTACATAACTCTTATTGATTACGCAGAACTAGAAAGATTTTTTCCTATATGGAGAAATGTTGTTGGAACTAAAAAATCTAACCTAAGAAAGTTTATTGATGAACCTACTGAAAAAGTTACTGATAGATTAATTAAGAGAATGGGTGGTAGAAAACTTAAAACTGACCCAAGAACTGGTAGAGCTACACCTGGTGGACAAACAACACTAGGAGCTATGTATGAAGATTATCTATTGCAAAAAGTTCTTAAACCTGTATGGATGCTTAGACCTGCACTTGTAACTCGTGTTATTCCAGAAGAAATGTTGCGTATTATATTTAGTGGTTCTCGTGTAGGACTTAATCACCCACTTTCTTACTATGCAGTCAAAATGGCTAAAGGAACAACACTAGAAATGCAAAATGCTTATGGTGATGTTTTATGGGGAACAAGAATTAAAAAAAGAGAAATGGCTATGATGGAGGAAATCCTTGGTCCAGAGTTTGTCAAAGCTGCACAAATGGAATACCCACAAGTAGAACGATTACTTAAACACATGAAGATAGGTGTTAACGAATATGGTATGGCATCTGATGATTATGTGTCTTGGGTTTTAAATGGTGGTGATGGTAGAGATTTTATATTTAGAGAGTTAAATATTGAACCTGTAAAATCATTAAAAATATATAGAGGTGCTATAAAAGAAAAAGCTAATGATGGTCGGTCTATTGGTAAAGTAATATCAGACAATCCTAATGGCGGTTCTATAAACCTACAAACAGGAGAAGTTAATCCTGCACAGTTTGGTGCTGTAAGTCCATATAAGAATTTAGGAGATTCGTTTAATGTAGAAGAAATGGCAGTAACTTTAGATAAACCTATTGGTACTCCTGTAGAAGAACTTATAGAGCCATTGTTAATAAATTATTTAGTAGACTCTCCACAAGCACCACTAAGACAAAAATATCTAAGAAAAGAAAATCATGTATTAGGTTGGTGGTTAGACAAAACAGATAACAGAGTTTACATAGATGTATCAGTCACAATACCACCGCTTAAAGATACCTCTACAAAGTCTATAGAAAAAGCTCTTGTTGGTTTAGCAACATTAGGAATCAAAGGTAAACAACTTAGTGCTTTTATACCAGATGAAACAAGAAATGCTGTATGGCTTAAAAACTTCTTAGATTCTACAGAATTGTCAAGATGGAACCAGGCTATAGACACAGGTGATAACCTTATGTGGTTTGTAAACAAAGAATCACCTAATAAAGAATTATTAAGGGATGCTGCTACTAATGACATTGTTGTTAGAAAACAAATTATGGAAGCATTATTTGATACAAACTTTGATGTAGCAAAAGTTATAAAAAGAACAAAACGAGGTGTAGCTAATGTTGCTCCTGATGGTAGTTGGTTGCCTTTACAAGAAGATTATTTACAAGCTATGTCAAGAAAAGCTATGTCACAATTCTTTGAACCAGTAAACAACACAGCACTAGATGGTGCTTTTGTTAGTTATGACAAAATTGTTAATGGAGCTATAGACCAAGATTATATAAGAAACTGGATACATCAAACAATACTCTTAGCTAAAAACCCTATTACACAAAGATTATTAAATGATGGCATAGACAGCACAATTGAGTGGTTGCTTAAATCTTATGATGGTAAACAAGTGATGACTAAGTTAGTTAAAGAAGCTGACTTACGAGGTAGACAAGCTAAAGAGGAATTAGCAAACCCTGTTGCTTTGCGTAATAACTTAGAAGCACTTGGTTATAGAATATCAAGACATATCGGTGGTGAATACAAAATCAAAGACCCATTGACTGGAACAATGCGTACAGAAGATTGGGCTACAGAAATAAGATTTAGAGATGGAGTTAAGGTTTACCCATTGTACGAATATGGCGTAGATAGTGCATCATCTTCAGCATTGAACTTTCTTAAAAATGGTGGATTTGCAGATGGCACTGATTGGTTAGAGAGTTGGATATTAGCTACACAAGGTTCTGGTATTAAAAGTATTAAAGGACAGACATCAAAATACTATAACGATATATGGAAAATATTTAAAAAAGATGTCAACATATTCCCTGACAGAGTTAATGGTGCATTTAATAGTTTAAATAACAAATTTGATGCAGATAGACTAGGTAGAAAATATGATGATATATTAGAAAAACTATACAATGTATTTTTAACTGGACCATCTGATATTGCTAATCGTGACCCATTGTACAGGTGGAGCATATATGAACATGGCATGGAAGCTATACCGACTATGACAGAAGATTTAGCTATGGATTTTCTAAAAGGTGCTGAACAATCTTTACGAGGTAGTAAGTTTGGCGAAAATATATTACAAGAAATTGTTGATAAAATTTCTTCACAAAGAGAAGTTGGTTTTTTAGATGAAATACAAGATATGGATATATTAATGAACATACTTGGAAAAAAAGCAGGAGCAACTGTTGTAGATTTATTATACAGTACAAAATCAAGACACCAGTTTTCAGATGCTTTATCTTCTTATGTTCCATTTCCAGAAATAGGTGCAGAGGTTTACAAGTCTTGGGGTACTTTGTTAGGTTCAGGACCACAAAAATTTAATAAAACTAGAATTGCTTTTGACGCAGGAGATGAAGGTAAACCTTGGGATGCAGAGATGGGCTTTTTCTTTAAAGACCCAGTAACAGGTAAGCGTATGTTTACTTAGCCTGACCCATTCAATGTAATACAAAAGAATTTCTTTGGAGAGGATTTAAGACAACAAGGTGTAAGAGTAAGACCTGCAGGATTTTTGTCTGCACTTAACTTAGTTACAGCTAATGGTTTCTTACCTGGCGTTGGTTCAAGGGAAGTCTGGGGATTAGAGTTTTTAGACAACATAGGTAATGGTTTACCTAAAGTACTAGAAGAAACTATATTAGGTGATTACCGAATGAACCCATCTGCCGCTGAACTTGTTTTTGAGTTTATACCATCTGCTATACAAAAAGTAATGACTGCAGAATACTTTACTAACAACTCAGATGAAACACAAGATGCAAGATACGCTAGTTCTGTTATAGATACATTAGGTATTTTGTACGCTAAAGGTATTATTGACCCTACTGACTCAGGTTTAGCAGCACAAAATTTAGAAAATTATAAAGATGCAGCAAACAATCAATGGTTAATTAGAGGTGCAGTACAAGCAACTTTACCTACAGGATTACAACCAAGAATGGAATTACAGGATAAAGATGGTCAATGGTGGTTTGTACAATCATTAGTTAAAGAGTATCGAAGAATGTTAGAGATTAATGATTACGATTACACTACAACACAGTCAGAGTTTGTTGATAGATTCGGAATTAATCCTATACCATTAATTCAACAAAAAAGAAAACCTA